AACGCAAACCGAAAATTGTTGACACCGAAAAGGGAGGCTAAATATGGCGTTCATAGTGACTAGAGCTTCAAGTGTCGGGTATGAGAAGCCAATAAAAGAGGCGCGTCTGATAACTGCGAGGCGACTAGGGGCTCGGACGGGGGCGTGGGAGGAAATTCCGCATTGGGTGACGGAGTTGAGCGTGCCCGAACTTGTCGAAAAGTATGGGGCCGTGGTGGTGTCTAAGTCGAACTGCGAGGGTTTCGCGCTGTCGGTGTTGGTGTATGACGACTATATCGAATAATTCGACGTTGACACCGAAAAGGAACTTTGATACGATAGCCAGAGAGGAAATCAGAATGTTAAATAAAATTATCGGCGCGGGGGTCGCGCTCGTCCTAGTGCTCCCCGCCGTGGTGGAAATCTTCGCCCGTCGCGCGGGCGTTCCTCCGTCTACGCGCATGGAACTGGCCATTGAGGTTACGTTGGCCGCCCTGGGCGTGTTCGGGGTTTTCTCGATTCTTGTGGTCGGAGGTTGAAGTGAAAATAGAAAACATAAAACGCCTTCGTGGGGACGGATACACCCTAATCCCCCTGAACGGCAAAATACCGGCGGCCGAGGGCTGGACTAAAGCACGTCCTAACGCATACCCCGAACTCGAAAATCGGAAAGGCAATTATGGCGTGGCGCTCCAGGCGGACGACCTTGTCATAGACGTGGACCCCCGGCACTTCACCGCGGGGGATAAGCCCGTCGCGCGCTTGGTGGCCGCAGTAGGCCCGCTGGAGTCCTTCACTGTAAGAACGGGCGGAGGCGGGCTCCATATCTACTTCAAGAAGCCCGCCGAGGTCTTCGTCTCCCACACCCTGAAGGAGTACCCCGGCCTGGAGTTCAAGAGCGCCGGGCGTCAGGTTGTGGGCCCCGGGAGCGTGCACCCCGAAACGGGTAAAGAGTACACCGTACTAAGAGACGTCGAGGTCGCCCCGGCGCCCGCGGCGCTCTTGGAACTGATACGGACCACCGCGGTTCCGTTCGCAGAAATAGAAAAAGGAGAATTGAAAGATGCAGAATTTAAGGACGATGCACAGACCCAAGAAAGATATGTTGCTTATCTTCAAACCGCTCCCCTCTCAGTCGAAGGTAAGCAGGGAGACGCCACTGCGTTTAAAGTCGCCTGTTATGGCCGTGATAATGGCCTCTCACCGGCGATTTGTTTGGAGCTACTCGCCGAGCACTGGAACCCCCGCTGCTCTCCCCCCTGGGAGGACGAGGAACTCAAAGTCAAAGTCATCAACGCCTACAAATACGCCCGGAAGCCCGCGGGCAATGCCCACCCCGCGGCGGACTTCGACGAACTCCCCAAAGAAGAAAAAAAGGTTGAGCAAATAGTTTGGCAGCTTACCGCCAACGGAGAAGTCAAAAAATGCTTCTTTAATCTTCTCAACTACCTTAAACTGCCCCAGGGGGGTCTGAAGGGCGTCTTCGGCATGAACGAGTTTACCGGCCAGGTGGAGTTTCTGAACCCGGCGCCGTGGCACAAGGGCCGTGTCGTCCACAATCCGATGATACAGGACCACGATCTGAAATTGCTTAAAGGGTATTTGGCAGTTAAACACGGCTTCGAGGCCAACATAGGGCACATCGAGGAGGCCGTGGCCAACGTGGCCCACGAGCATAAGATACACCCCGTTCGTGAGTACCTTTTAGGTCTGAAATGGGACGGAGAAAAAAGGCTGGATAATTGGTTGCAAAAGTACGTCGGGGTTAAAGATTCCGAGTACACCCGCGCCGTGGGTCGCAAAATGCTCTGTGCTGCGGTAGCCAGAATTATGAAGCCCGGCTGCACCTTTCACCACGTTGTCGTCCTGGAGGGCCCGCAGGCAGCCGGGAAATCGCAGTTAGTGAAGGCGCTGGGTGGCGAATGGTCCGCCGACTTCAGCGTGGATCCGGGGAACAAGGATACCATAGACTCTATGCAGGGCAAGTGGATAGTCGAGATGGCTGAGATGTCAGTTCTTTCCAGGACGGAAATGAGCGCGCTCAAGGCGTTCATAACTCGGAGCACCGACAGGATACGGCAGGCATACGGCCGGCTGACGCGGGAGTTCCCTCGGCAGTGCATCTTCATCGGGACCATAAACCCCGAGGCGGATGGCACCTACTTGACGGACACCACCGGGAACCGGCGGTTTTGGCCCATCGAGACCGGGGGCAAAATCGACTTCCGCGGAGTGGCGAAGGTGCGCGACCAGCTTTTTGCTGAGGCGGTACAGGCAGTTAAAAACGGGGAACAGATATTTATGGACAACGCAAAACTCGAAGCTGAAGCGAAAGAAGAAGTAGGGGCGCGCCACGCAGAACACCCTTGGACGGAGCGCGTAGCCGCTTGGCTGAATGACCCCTCGGGTGGGGAAAAGCGGGAGTTCATTACGGCCCGCGACATCTACATCGACGCGCTCGGGGGCATCGATAAGCAGTTGTCACGCCGCGAAGTGGTGCCGATAGCGGGCATAATGCGCGAAATGGGTTGGGCCGCCGGGACTAAGCGTGTCCGCAGCGTCGTGACCAGGGGCTACTGGCGCCCCGGTCCTTCGGAAGACGAACTCGAAGGGCTTTTGTGAAGAAACGCAAACGCAGTTCGGAGGTCTTTGACAAGTTAGCGCATCTTTCAGAATATGAGGAGTATTTGTTTGGGATGATATTTTGGATCTAGTCGGTGTTACAAGCGCTGAGGCGTGAGCCGTATCGGGTGTCTTCCATGAACTCGTCAACTCAACACGCCGCCCCCATTTTGTACGGCAAAAAATTCAGGGGCCAAAATTTAAAGAGAGGACTAAACTATGGAAAGCAAAATAACGGTGGAGCAACTTTTACAAGAGTTAAACGTACTAGCTAATAGCCGAGGTCGCAGAGTGTCAACAAAAGAATTAAGGGAAATACTCGCCAAAGCCTCCCAGATAGCCGAGCCGGCGGGCGTGACATTGATATGCCCCTCATGTGGTATGGATTTTGCAAAACCAGATTGGGAGTTATGCGGGAAAGAAATGGAGCAGTTTTTGGCGTGGATTAAATTGGGCAAGCCCCCGGTCAACGACATGGCGGGGTTGGTTAAAGAGTTTGAGAGGTTCTGCAATAACTATATAGAGGCCGCAGAAACGGAATGGGGAAAGACTGACAATCAAGTTGACCTTGCCGCCGCTACTGTTGCCAAGATAATGCTGAATAAGTTTAACGAAATCTTATCCCGCCACACGGCAAAGGACGGTGATGGCATATGACATTGAATGAGGTAAAAATACACAACCACGGCTTTATGCAAGGCGTAGCAATAACTCTCGTTACTTTGGGAAAAGACCAAGACCAACCCACGATAGCTAAAAATATAGCTATTGGTTTGGGGTTAGGTAATGTTTCCTTTTTTAAAGGACATGGGATAGACGAAGATGACTTGGTTAGACTCAAAAAAATACTGGGGCCCACAAAATGAACATGAAACTAATTGAGGAATTGAGGGAGTTTGAGAGTGCTTTCTTAATAAAAGGGAGCATGACACAAAGCGCGTTAAATAAAATTATTACACACCACTCCACCCCCACGCCGACGGAGGACGGGAGTAGTCTGCCTGAGGGTAGAACCTGTTGGTCGTGTCTGCATACCAATAAATGCAAACAGTTGGGGATATATAACCGAGATTCCGTTGTGTGCGATTGGAACCCATGTAGGTATGCTGAGTTCCATGGCGACATGACACCAGAGCCAATGTTTATGCGTGAAGTATGCGAGTCATTGGGGTGGCAAGGTGGGACAGTTCACGAAGTTATAAAAGAAATAAAAAGGCTTAAGGCCACCCCCACCCCCGAGCCGCTGGCGGTACTCGCGGATAGGAAGAATATACGCCAGATACAAATATGGCCCCTAATGAGTGGCGTTTGGGAGATAGACCTTGAACTACGGACAAGGGACAGAAAGGAAATATTCGTAGAAAATGGATACGCCGCCGCCGAACAAGCCGCCCGCGCGTACTTGGAAAAACTTGAAGATAAGGGGGTGGGGAAATGACTTGTATCTCTTGTTTTAAGCCGTACACAGTCGGATGTATGTTTGGTCCTAACTGGTGGTGTGGTGGCCTTTCTAGGATTATCTATTTCTGGTGGAACAAGCCCCGCCCGTCCAAGGGCGAGGGAAAGGAGAAAACGAAATGAAAACCACAACAACCATAACACCGCTGCCGGAGATCAACCAGTTCGCCATAGCGAACCACGCAGAGTACTCCCTCGTAACCGTGACGGCCAGCGAGGGCGAAGACAGCGCATCAGTCTCGTTCCCCTGGCATTACAGCGTTCAGTGGGGGGACGAGAGAGTGAAGAGCGCGCGCCAACAGGCCCTTGACATGGCTGAGAGGAGTCTGCTACAATTCTTACAGAGGAAACCAAAGATAACAACGAACAGCCCCAAAACTCCCGTCGAGCGCTTCTTCGCGTTCGTCGCCAGAGAGTTCAAGTATCTGAGGGAGATGGCGAGCTCGAAGTAGATTTTTAAAAACGATAAGACCGAACAGAGGCGGTCATGACAAATGAAAAAAATCCTGAAGCCCTTCCAAGTTGAAGGCGCAAAGTTCCTAGCAAATAACCCCCACGCGCTCCTGGCCGATGAGATGGGCCTGGGCAAGACCGTGACCGCCTTGGCGGCCTGCGAGATCATAGACGCCCAAGAGGTGCTCGTAATATGTCCGGCGTCGGTTCGGTCGAATTGGATGCAAGAGTGGGAAGAGTGCGGGTTCTCGGGGTCCAAAACGGCGAAAGGGAAAGCGCGCTGCATGACTGTAATGAGCTACAACGGGGCCACGACGGCGTACAAGGCCCCCGACCTGGCGCTCTGCGGACCCTTCGACGTCATAATCCTCGACGAGGCCCACTTCCTCAAGACCCCCGACAGCCAGCGCACCCAGGCCATCTTCGGCAACGAGAGGGGGTTGGCCAGGCGCGCGAAGTATAAATGGTGCTTGACCGGAACTCCGGTCCTCAATAGACCGCGCGAGCTCTACCCCATCCTCAAAACACTCCACGGCAAGGGCATCGAGCCCTACAATACCTGGGACAAGTTCACGCAGAGGTACTGCGGGGCCTTCTTTGACGGCTATTCCATCAACACCAAGGGGGCGACGCACGTTGAAGAACTGCGCGGAAGACTAAACGGGTTCATGCTCAGGAGAACAAAGGCCCAGGTGCTGCCCGAACTTCCTCCGCGCATAGTCTCCCGGCCACCGCTGGAGCTCTCCAAAGAGGAAATGGCGCCCATCTTTGAGATGGAGGCCGAGATCGGGGATAGGGAAGCCTATCTGTCTCCGGTCCACGAGGACTTCTCGCAGTTGGGGGATATGGCCAAACTTCTCAAGGTCACCGGGGTGGCCAAGGTTAAAAAAATAGTAGCGTTCGTCGAAGACCTCCTTGAGACTGCTGATAAAGTGGTTATTTTCGCCCGCCATCGCGATGTGATTTCGGCCCTGGACAAAGAACTGGGGCATCAGTTACCGGTAAGCTACCACGGAGGAATGAATGACCAGCAAAAGAAAGAAGCCGTCGAAGAGTTCGTCAACAATAAAGACTGCGGAGTCTTCATTGGCCAAATTCAGGCGGCGGGTACGGGGATTAATGGCCTCCAGAGGGTATGTTCTAACCTCGTTTTCGCTGAGCTTGACTGGGTCCCCGGAACAATGTCTCAAGCTATCGATAGATGTCACCGAATCGGGCAAACGGCGGAGGCTGTTAATGTTTTTCTCCCTCACGTGCCTGGAACACTCGAAAGTGCCATGCTCCTCGTACATTCTGCAAAAGGCCACGTCATCGATGCGCTCGTCGGAGTCCGCGAAGGAAGCGAGGCGCCTATGGGTGAAACGCCACGGGCGGCCGCGGAAACCGAAGAAGACGAACTCGTGGGGTTGATGTAATGATATCCGCCTTCTACCACTACAAGGGCGAACTCCATGAAGTTAAGGTGGACGACGCGGACCGCCAAGTTCTCTACGCCCGCCGCTGGTCCATAACGAATTGCAGCCGACACCGCGGGCACCCGAAGCACTACCTCCGGGCGCGCACATGGGAACATGGGAAGCAGAAAGAGGTTATCTACCTCCACCGCCTGCTGACCGGCGCGCTTCCGGGCACCGTGGTGGACCACCTGGACGGAAACGGTCTGAACAACACCCGCGGAAATTTCAGGGTGACAACCCAGGCGGACAACGCCAGGGCGGAGAGGCAGAATCACAAACGCTTTGAGAAAAACTCAAAAATAAGACAGAGGAGAAAAACACAATGACTGAAATGATAATAGCACTGACCGAGCTGGTAAAAGCGACCACCCAGCTGGTGAACAAGAAGCTCGGAGAGCCGTACCAGCCGGCGCTGAACGCTCCCCAGGAGCCCGAACCGAGGCCCAAGCGCGCGAAGAAGGTGGAGCCCGCGGCCGAACTGAAGGCCGAGCCCAAGAACGACGTAGAGGACCAGTTGGGCCTGGGCGGCGAGGAGCCGAAGCCTGAAGCCCCCAAACTGACCCCCAAAGAGTCCGAAGCGCGTATGGACGAAGTGACGCGCCAGTACGTCCGCCTTTACAAAACGGACACCCCGGATGGCAAAACCCGCGCCATGGACCTGATGAAAAACACCTTCAAGGTCGAAACCCTGAAGAACCTGACCCACGAACAGCGCCTGGAGTGGATCGCGGCGATGGAGAAGGGTGTATTGGAGCACAAGTAATGGCCATCAAGACCACAAGGGCGGAGAGACAGGCCATCTGGAAAGGCCCCAAAGAGGCCTGGTTCCGCCGCGGGGAGCCCTTTGGGGGCTACTCGTGGCTGAGGCGCACCAAGGCCGTCTGCACGAAGGGGCACCACCCCTGCAAGTGCGGCTCGGGCAAGAAGTTCCGCGATTGCTGCCGCGGCAAGGAGGCTAAATAATGTCCCTCCACTCGAACATCAGCCCCTCCGCAGCGTCGCGTTGGGTGGCCTGTCCGGGCTCCGTAGCCCTATGCGCCGCTTCCCCTAAGCAGAAGACCTCACCGGCCGCCGCAGAGGGAACGGCGTGTCACGAACTCGGGGAGAAGCTCCTCAAGAAGACCATAACGAGGGCGCAGCTCACCGCGATGGAAGGAGAGAACATAAAGGTCGAGGACTTCGACATCGAGATAACGGAGGAAATGATAGAGGGCGCAATCTTCTACGCGGACACCATCGAAGAGCGCGTCGCGGAACTTAAGGCCCAAGGCAAGCCCGCTCCGGTGGTCCTGGAAGTCGAAAAGAAGGTGGTAGCCACGAGCATCGACGAGCACGTTTATGGGACGACAGATGCCGCGGCCTACCAGAAGGGTAACACCCTCATAGTCGGAGACCTGAAATATGGCAAGGGCGTAGTGGTTGAGGTGGAAGACAATAAACAGGGTATCATTTATGCCGTGGGCGTGATGGACACCTTGGCCGGTTGGGCCTTCGACAAAGTGGAAATAGGCATCATTCAGCCCCGCGCCAGGCACGCGGACGGCCCGGTGCGCTGGTGGTCCACCACCCCCAAGTACCTCAAAGAACGGGCGGCTGAACTTAAGATAGCGGTAGCCGCCACCCGTGAACCGAACCCGAAGTTCGAGGCGGGTCCTCACTGCCGCTGGTGTTCGGGTAAGGCGGGCTGCCCCGTCATGCTCGGCGCCACGCAGAAGATGGCTGAAGTGGAGTTCTCAGACATCACCAAGGTGGCGTCCGTCAACTCCCTTAGGGACGTCAGGACCATGACCCCCGCGGAGATGTCCACCGTCCTCGAATGGGACGAGGCAATTTCTGCCTGGTTCGACTCCATAAGGGAACGCGCCAAAGAGATGCTCCAGAGTGGACAGGAGTTCCCGGGGTTTAAACTGGTGGACGGGAAATCAAACCGGAAGTGGATAGACGAGAAGAAAGTGGAGGAGGACTTCGGTTCTCTGTTCGAGGTCTACGAGAAGAAGCTACTGTCCCCCGCAAAATTGGAAAAAATAGTAGGGAAGGGCAAACTGGACGCTTACACGTTCAAGCCCGAAGCGTCTAAGACGCTTGCTCGGATAAGCGATCCGCGCCCCGCGGTTAAGACGTCCGCACAGGACGATTTTACCGCCCTCGGTAACGATAAGGGGCCTGAAGACGATCTCTCAGGTCTCATGTAAAAGGACAAACATAATGACAACTGACACAAAAAACAATACCCGCGTACTGACTCCGACGTTTCGCGTTTCTTTCCCCAGCGTCTTCCAGGCGCGCAAGGTGAGCGACCAGAACGCCGCCGAAGAGCCGAAGTTCCGCATCACCATGCTCTTCAAAAAGACGGACGACATCTCCACCCTGAAGGCCGCGGTGAAGGCCGCCGGCATCGCCAAGTGGGGCCCGGACATGAACAAGTGGCCCAAGAAGCTAATGTTGCCCTTCCGCGACGGCGCCGAAAAGGATTTCGACGGCTACGGGCCCGACGTCATCTTCGTGGGGGCGTCTTCAAAGCAGAAGCCGGCCGTGGTGGACCAGTCCGTGCAGGCCATCATAGACCCTTCGGAGTTCTACGGCGGCTGCTACGCCCGCGCCACCGTCAACGCCTTCACCTGGGAGTTCATGGGCAAGGCTGGCATCTCGTTCGGTCTGGGCAATATCCAGAAAGTCAAGGACGGCGATTCGTTCTCGGGGAAATCAAAGCCCGAAAACGACTTCGACTCCATCGACGCGCCCGCGGTGGGCGCCTCGAAGGCTGAAGAAGCGTCCAGTGATCCGCTGGGCCTGTAAGCGATAGAATGATAAGATAATGGAAACCTGCGCCGGTGCTATGGAGATAACACGATAACGTGTAGCGGTCCCAAAGGGACACCGGCCGGCGCGGGCCATTTTCAAGAGGAAGTATGAAAAAACTTTACATCGATTTTGAAACACGAAGTACCCTCGACATCAAAAAGGTCGGCGCCTGGCGCTACGCGATGCACCCTAGCACCGAAGTTATGTGCATGGCGTGGAAATCTCCGGCGACGCCGGACGTCCAGCTCCTAACCCCCAAGGTGTTGGAGAATAGTGGACGCACCTGGGCGCCACCGGAGTTCTACGAAGACGTAATGGTGATAGCCCACAACGCCCACTTCGAGTACGCCATCTGGAACTACATCCTCCACAAACGCCACGGATGGCCTGCGCTTTGGGAGCCGAAGTACTGGGGCTGCACTCTGTCGCGGGCGGCCATGTGCAACATCCCCATTTCCCTCGACGGGGCCTCCGTGGCGTTGAACACCCCGAACCAGAAAGACCTTCACGGACGCGCGGCGATGTTGAAACTCGCGCGCCCCATCCACGTCGATGCCCTCGATAACATCACTTGGAATGAGGACCCCGCGCTGAAAGCCATAATGTATGAGTATTGTAAGAAGGACGTCGAGGCTGAAATGGCGCTCGATGCGAGGCTCCCTGAACTCCCTCCTATGGAGAGGAAGATTTGGGAACTGGACCTCGAGATTAACCGCAGAGGCGTCTACGCCGACGTCAATACCGCGGAGAGAGGCAAAACCCTGGCTGAAGAAATCACCAAGACTTTGAACGCGGAACTCGTAAAGTTGACCGGCGGCGCCGTGGACAAGGCTTCGCGCATCGCTGCTATCAAAAGATACTTGGAGACCAGAGGCGTGGTCGTAGGGTCTTTGGACAAGTCCGCGGTGAACACCTTGATGGCGGACCCCAAAATCCCCGAGGACCTGAAGGAGGTCATTAAGATCCGTCAACAGGTCGGGAAGTCCTCCACGGCCAAGTACCAGGCCATTTTGGACTCCGCTTCCCCCGAAGACCAGAGGATGCGCGGGCTGCTTCAGTATCACGCCGCGGGCACTGGCCGGTGGGGCGGGCGGGGGCCTCAGCCCCAGAATTTCCCCAAAGGAACGGGGTTTGACAGCGAAAAGGTCATAGCCGACATCTCCGGGGCCTTCCAAGGGGACGAGAGGGCCTCCGAGGCCTTCCAGGCAGAGCACGGCGACAAGGCTATGGACGCCCTCAGCGCGGCTCTCAGGGGCGTTTTGACCGCGGGCCCCGGGAAGACATTGGTATCGGCGGACTACTCGGCTATTGAAGCCCGGGTGCTGATGTGGCTGGCGGGTGACCACTTCGCCCTGGCCAAGTACAAGATGGGCGTGAACCTATACGTGGATATGGCCCGTTTCATCTACGATAACGACAAACTGGAGAAGAAAGACGCCAAGGAGTACGCCATAGGAAAATCGGCAGTTTTGGGCTGCGGCTACGGCATGGGTCACGTCAAGTTCCTCGCCACCTGTCAGGCCAACGGCATAGACGTCACCGAAGAGATGGCCAAGACCGCCGTCCAGGCCTATCGCAAGAAGTATAAGAAGGTCGTAGAGATGTGGTACGCCCAAGAGGCCGCTGCGCGCTCCGCTGTGCGCTCTCCGGGCACCGTCCACCCCTGCGGCAAGGTAGTCTGGGGCATGGACCCTAAAAGGGAGTTCCTGGTCTGCCGACTGCCCTCGGGGCGTCATCTGAGGTACTTCAAACCCTCGTTAAAGAGCATAGAGACCCCCTACGGGGAGAAAGAGGAGATACACTACTGGGCTGCCGGTAACACCGGCCTGGAGCAGTTCAAGACCTACGGGGGCTCCTTGGTGGAGAACATCACCCAAGCGACCGCCCGCGACATTATGGCCAACGGGATGCTGAACGCTGAAGCTGCGGGGTTCCGCGTCGTCCTCACCGTCCACGACGAACTGGTGACAGAGCTCGATGTTGAAAACAAGATATGGGACGACAAAGGGGCGGTGGAGGCGCTGGCAAAAGAGATGTGCTCCCTCCCCCAATGGGCCGCAGGTTGCCCCATCGCCGCCGAGGGCTGGACTGGGAAGAGGTACCGAAAATAATGAAATATTATCGCTACGACGGAAAAGTATACTACTCCCACAGCAAAGAGACCCTAGCCCGCAGGTTATTTCCGAGCAAGACGTATCGGAAAGCGTCAGGGGTCGTGGAGGTCGTTAGGATGGATTTGGTAGCTAAAAAATTCGAGATACTGCCAGGTTATAAAAGGAGAAAAAACAAAAAATGAAACAGGATGTAGACTTCAACAAACTAATGAAGGCCCCGCCGCGGTGCCCTTTGTGCCTAGCGCCTATGGCGCTGGAGTATGACGTGATACGGGGAATAAAGGTGTTCGCCTGTCACAAGGACGAGATAAAGATAGCGGTGACGGACCCGCTGGTAGGAAAATGGGAGGAGAAGCGGGAGAAGATACCGTGCCCTCTCTGCGACACCAATATGCGCGTGTTCTTCACTTCCGTAGGCTTCATGAAGGCCAAGTGCCCAAAAAAGACCTGCGGGGCTGTTGTAAAGACATCAAACGTCTGGGAAGACCGCAAGGCTGGTCCGGCGCTGAAGTTGGACGGCGTGGCCGAAGAGGGTCACGCATGAGGACCTTCTTCCTTATGTGGTTGGGGGCTCTTCTGGGCTTCTGCGCCGCCTGTTTCTGGACAGGGAGGGCGCGATGACCCCTTGGGTATGGGGTGCCCTGGCCGCGATGGCCGCGATAGCCATCGCGGTAGGGCTATTCGCTGAAGGGGATATATGATAATAGGCATCGACCCCGGTTGCAAGGGCGGGCTCTGCCTCCTGACGGACCGCGGCGAGGTGGTAGAGACCGTCTCGCTGACAGGTCTTAAAGAGCGCGAGGTGGCCTTCGTGCTTGATAAGTGGGCGCACCTGGAGGACATACGCCCCCACGTCTTCATCGAGAAGGTGGGGTACATAAGAGGTGACGGCGCCGGCGGGTCCTTCACGTTCGGCAGCGTGTTCGGGCTCCTCCGCGGGATAGTTCTCGGCCTGGGGCTGGAACCGAGGTATGTCTACCCCTTCCTGTGGCAGTCGACTATGGGCTGCGCTTCAGGGGGCAACAAGAACGTGACCAAGAACATGGCCATCAAGTTGTTCCCTCGGTATCACGCGGCGCGGCCGCGGGGCATCGTCCACGACATCGCGGACAGTATTCTGATAGCTGAATACGGGAGGAGGGTGTTGATGCGAGGGTCGGATTAGAGGCAGTAAACTATGAGCCCCCACGGTTTTAGCCGTGGGGGCTTTTTGTACTGTGCGTTGGGGGAGCAAACGCGGTGTTTTTACTGGGGATCGCGTGAACCCCGTCAAATCAAACACCCCCGGAATTTCGCTTGCTCCGTTCACGGACGGAGACAGAGGCGCCGGGGGTTTGCTATTAGGGCTTCGGGGGCCGGTCAACGGGGAGAATCCCCGGCTGTACGATGGGTGTCTCTGCCGTCTTCTTCATCTGGGCGTCCACGGCCACGACAGCCGCTTCAATGATGTCCGAAATGGCCTCATCGCGCCCGGCCAAGAAGGGCAGCAGCGCACAGAGTTTCTTCGCGGCCATGTCGTAGCGGGCGTGTCCCATGCCTTTGTCTGGGATTTTGTATTCGGCCCATTTCACCACCGCCACGGCGATGTTCTGGACCAAAATCTTCTCGATGGGGTCTTTTATTTTATCCATCTCCGAGAAGCCCTGCCCGAGGAGTTTCGCGGCCAGGCCGCCAAAATACTTCGGGAGCATCTTCTTGCCGAGCACGAAGACCATCGGGATTAGGGCCCCCATTCCGAGGAGACCGAGTTTGCTGCCGAGAATTGCGAGTATAGCTGTCATTTATTTTTCCTCCTATCTGTCAGTTTATTATACCACATCTTTATGGACTTTGCGAAAGGGAACCACCCGTCTTTTTCGGACCACACGGTCACGTTCCACCTTATCCTGAATTTTTGCATAGGGATGGCGGGCTTCGTCCTCCAGCGCCTTCTCCTTCCGACTACGAAGGTCCCAGACATAGGCGAGGGCTTTGCGAAGACTCATGCAGCGCGGTACTCCTTACCATCCCAGAGTAGCGCCGTAGGAACACGATTAGGCCGGGGCAGGCCGAAATGTATCCACGGAGTCCTGTTCTCTGGGGTTTCGAGTATGAGCTGGCCGTAGACAATGTTATGCCGGCACCACTCAAAAACGAACTCTAGGCCCTTCCGGTCCGCGTGGCCGGCTACAGAGAAGTCCGCGGCTTCGCCTTTGGTGTGCTGGGACGTCTTGGAGCCTTTGACTGCGGTGTTCAATTCAGGGAAACGGAACCCAGAAGTGATGGTCACGGGGGCGCCGAAAAACTTGCGTATCTTTTCGAGTTCGTCGCAGACTTTCAAGATGTTCCCGAGATGGCTGTGCGCTTCAGATAAGTTCTTTTCTTTGAAGTCCTGGAGATCCGTATGGGCGAACTCCTCTATGGTGAAGTGGTCCGTGAGTCTCATTTAGTTTTTCCCCCCATCCCTATCCACAGGCCCACCAGCCCCGAGGCCGCGACCCAAGCCCCGGTGAGCCAACTCTGCCAGCGTTCGATACTCTGGAGCCTCTCTCCGTGGTTAACTACGGTCTCGTAGAGGGCCGCCCCTTGGACATCCTTGTCCTGATTGCGTTGGATGATGGTGGCCATGAAGTCGCAGACTTCACGCTCGAATTCAGAGCGTGCCCGTCGTTCTTTCCCGTCCCAATCTGGTGTCATATGTATGGTTTTAGTCCTTCATACTTGGATTTATGCTAAATTTTATCTGATAATCTTCACGGATACGTCCTCGACTTCATAACATCTATCTCAAAACGCCCGCGTTTTATCCACCCTATCTGGTTCCACTTCCCGAACAACCAGAACTCACAGTACGGGCGTTTGCCACCAGAGGAGAAAGTGCGGGTGACACAGAAGTTCTTGGCTGTATGGGGTTCTTCGGAAGTCATAGTGCCGAGCTTAAAGGCCCGCCAGTTATTCCAGTTTACGCAGGAGTTCCGTATCGCGGCCCACCAGTAGGCTTTCAAGAAATCACTGTTTGTGTCCCAGATAAAGTCTGGGAAATACTTCGGCTTGTTAGCGTACTCTTTGCCATACTCCAACGCCGCGCTATCATCAAGGAACACCCATATCAAGACATTATCGGGATGGAACAAGTACTCCGGCCAGAGTATAACCCCCTCTCTGGCGCAGAATCGCAGGGCATACGCCAGCGGATAAAGCAACGCCGAGAGGACGCGCTTCACCAGTTCCGCTATTGCCGCTAGGGGGAGCCAGAGTATTGTCATATTAAAATCCGCTTGCGAACATCACGCCCAATGCGGAGAGGGCGAGTAGGCCGATTATTGTGGCAAAGGTTTTGAGCATATTATCGTATTCTTACGGCGTACAGTTTTGATGCGCCATATCCTCCGTCTATGGTTAATGTGTTCCCATTTGTGTAAAATGAAATACAGTAATTGTTTACCCCTACAGTTGGATTAGTATCTATGTAAAATGCGGTGGCTTGCCTTACGCTGGCGGCCACGTCTATAAATTCCACAGTCGTTAATTGTGCTACCGCCCCATTTCTTAAAATAGAGGCGTAGGCGAATCTATTGGCGGTGTTGTTTGATACTGGCGAGTATCCGTAAATGGCTATTGCCGAATTAGTCACGCCTGTAACTGTAACTGTTGCTTGACATATTCCCGCCGCAGTTGCTCCGGTAGTCCCATTGGGTATATTCACCACGGAGATTGATGACATCATCACCCCCACGGAAAGCGATGAGAATAAAGATACTGCACCCCCGTCCGCTACGGTAATGTAAGTAGTATTATCGTTCCCTTTTATCTGCATAGTCCCATCATTCATTGACGCTAATTTATAGGACTTTCCACCAGCTGATGTGTTGGTAAGCCGCATTTGTGGGCCGGGGGAGCCATATTCTAAATCCAGCATATCGTCGGGGCTAGTCGTCCCTATGCCCACGTTGCCCGAAGAATCAATACGCACCTTTTCAGAAAAGCCCCCTAAAGGACTTATACCGGACGCCGTCCCTATTCTCAAATTCTGCAAGTACGACACAGCCACGTTGTCGCCTGTCCCCCCGCCGGAATATATATTAAGGCCGCCATTCCCATCGTTAGATTCTATGGCTATTTGCGAGGCCCCAGTCACACCCCGAACATGGAATTGGGTTTCAGGTATAGCCCCCACCCCCAAATTCCCCGACACATACGCGGTGCTGGATATAGTCGCGAGTTTTGTAAAGGTGTTTTGTCCGGTGAAGGTTTGGGTGGCGGCAAGCACAACGTCGCCCGAACCCGAGGGGGTACCGCACGTCTTTGTACCGTCGGAGGTCAGGCCGGAGATATACTGACCGGCAGTACAGTTCCCCGGCGCGGTGGCTAAATAGGTCGCGGTAGACGCCGTGGTGGCCGTGGTGGCCGTGGCGGCGTTTCCGGATATGCTACCTGTTATCGTATTCCCAAAACTGCAAACCCCGGAGGAGCACGACAGCGTACTCCCGCCCACGCTGAACGCGGAGCCTTGAACAGTAACGGTACCCACGGTGGTTATGCCGTCGTAAAAAGTGGCGTGCCCGGTCTGAGAGGCCAGCCGCAACCTGTTCCCCGGCGTGCCACGGTAGTCGTAGAAAATCAAATCCTCCAAACCACTTTTCTGGATCAACCATGAGTTTGCGACAGTATCTCGGAGGTAGATATTCACCGCGTTTCCTACAGAACTGTCTAAACGTATAGCCGGTGAAGCCACCCCGTCTATGTGCAGTTTTTCCAACGGATTTATACCTATCCCCATATTGCCGTTGCGCGTGTACACTGTCCCGGCGAGTAGCACGTTGCTGGAAACCGTCAGGCCGTAGCCGCCAGAGGAAGCCCCGGTCACGGTCAGCGTTGAACCGGCGAGGGTTAGCGGACCCGAGCCCGTGAACGATCCCACCGCGCCGTTTAAAACTATGGTCGGAGAGTTCGCGGAGGAAGAAGACGCAGCGACTTTTATATCGCCGGACAATTTCATAGTGGCGCTGGATGAGTGCATGGCCAGGTCGTAATACGGACCCGCCATCACATTAGCCCCCATCGCCAGAATCAGTAGTATGGTTTTTGTCATAGTTTTCTCCCTCCGCTAATCCCTATTTGAACCCGAATCCCCCCACGCGAATGGTCGTGGAACCGTCCGCTATGGTGTATATCGCTATGCCCTTCCCAAGTTTCAGGGAAAGAACTTCAGGATACGCGGGCATGAGAAAGCCCGACGCTGTGGTCATGGCCGGGTTGAATCCGTAGTACACCCCGGCGGAGTCCGCGGTCTTCTGCACCTGGACTCCGGCCCGATAGCCATTGGCCCCGAGGGCGGTCACAATGGCGGCGTTAAGCACCGTGTCGACGCGCGTGGCAGCCCCGTAGGACGAGACGACCACGGCCACAGGGGTCACCGCGGTAGACACCGCCACCGTGGGCGATATCTCGTTGGACCCCGGGAGGACCTCGGCGCTGTTGGCACCGGCGAAGGCCGCAGCTGCGGCCCCCACCACCAGAAGAACGGCCAGTATGGTCTTCATCTTACGAGCAGGTCGTGGTCGAGGATATCGGGGACGCCCAGGCGCCGCGCCCGGTGCCCGAGGACACGCATATCTGCATCGTACCGTTGGACACGCTATAGACTTCGCCCTTAGCTCCGGGGGTCAGCGCAGCCAATTCAGCCAGAGTTTTGGCCGCCGGAACGAGTTTTCCGGTATTCACTATGGACGTCGCCGTGATGGCGCCGGCCGCGGTGATGGACGCCGTGGGTGAAGCGGGGTTCGTCCCGACTACCAGAGCGTCGAAGTAGCCCCATCCCAGCGTCCTGGCGGCGGCGGGCATCTGGGCTATGGTGGTCAGTATCGCTACGACCACAAGAACTGCGAGTACGGTTAACTGCTTTTTCATTGTGTGTTCTCCTTACTTGATTTTTCTGATACTAACCAACCAAAATCCACTTACCAGCCACCACGATATACTGCTCAAGCTGTTCGCGGTCGGTGGAGTAATACTTTATGTTCTCCGTCGGGGCGAGGGGCTTGTCTGCGTAGAGCCCCGAGGATATCTCGACAGCCGCCGCCGCTGACACCGCCGCGGCATTTTGACTTACGAGAGCCGCCGCCGCTGACACCGCGGCTGCGTTTTGGCTCACGAGAGCAGCCGACGCCGACGCCGACGCTGCATTTTGACTTACGAGAGCCGCCGCCGCTGACGCCGATGCGGCGTTAGCCGATATGGCCGCCGCGCTCGCACTCGCGGACGCAAGATCTATTATATCCTCAGCGTCCACCGTAGTGCTATCAATATACCATTTTCCCGCAGCGTATCGCCACTTCAACCCTTTGGCATCCACAGGGAGGGGGACTTCGATGGGGTCCGGGGCTACAGGAGTAAAGGGCTGGAGTACCACCCGCGTCAGGGTTTCCTTTACCTCCTGGGCCAGAAGTGTCAGTTTGTCCAGGGCGTTCTCTACGACCTTCTTGGACCAGACGTCTTCCAGGGGCAGGGAGGACCCTTGGGTTTCCGCGGTATCGCGGGAGATAACGGACGCCAGACCATTGGCCGGCGCCGAAGAATAATGCACCGTACCGGTTTCCGCCGTGGTATCGAATTCGACCCAACAGGTATTGGCCGCCGGGGTCCCGCCGCCCCAGTCGGCCACTATGGTCTGCTGAGTATAGACGCCGGCCGCGGTCTCTTTATAGACGACGAGGTCGGTCTCCGCAAATATCTTGAATGCGAAGTCGAACGCGGTCTTCGCCCCGTTTCCGAGTTCCGCGGTATAGGTGGTTTGGTTTGTGACGGCCATAGTTAATCGCTCCTTGCGTTCTGTTCTTCTATCATATAGGGGGAATACCCCGCTATCAGTTTAAAGGCGTCGAGGAAATCTTCTTTGTCGCCTTCCGCTAGGGTCTTAGCCCCGCGCGCAACGTTGAAGAAGGGCTTGGTCGGTATGCCCCAGAGGGCTTTAAAGGCTGGGTTTGCCAGGAGCTCCAGGGCCTCGGCGTAGTCTTCCAGGTCCTCGGCCTCATAGAGAGCGCGGACCCCCTTGTCGAGGTCGCGCTGCCAGGAGTCCCATACGGACCCTCCGCCCATCATCGCGCCCTCCTCGTCAGCTAGGGTATGGTACAATTTTGTTATCAAATTAGCCAGAAGGGGGATGGAGTTGAAAGGCCCGAGAACGGCGGCGCGCTTCTGTTTCTCCTCGTCCCAGCCCATGTCCGCGACCATCTGGAACAGGGAGGGGAGGATAACATGGAACAGGACCAAGGTCTTTATAGCTTCAAGGCGGCCGATGCGCCCTTCGCCTTTCAAGAACCCCTTGGATGCCATGTCAGTCAACGCTTGCATCTCTATGCGAATGAACTGCACAGGTTGATTCAGGTAGGCTGTAAAGAGCCGGGTGAGTCCGCCGGCGCCTTGGAGGGGCGAAAGGTCTATGATGCTGCCGGAGGACTGGGTCTCGCGGGCGGTCTCGGACGTAATCTGTACGGCCTCTTCCGAGGACACGCCCTGAGAGCGCAGATAGCGGTAGAGAGCGTTTCCCCCTACCATAATGGGGGCCTTGTCCCCGAACTTGACGAATACCCCCAGCGCCTCTATGATGCGGGGGTTGTCGAGGCGAGAGCCTTCTTTGCTGTACTCCATCATCGCCTTCAGGTCCTGGGACTGATTCATGCCCCGGGACTTGACGAAATCGGACTCCGCCCATTCCTTCTCGAACTTTCCATCCTTCACGGTGCCGGCGAGTTCTTTGGCGAAGAGGTGGAGGTGCTCGGCTGGAACCGAGTTGGCGAACGCTGGCATGGACGTGAACTGTTTTGCTATGGCGATGGGCTTGCCGATGATCTCGGCCACGATGAGTTTGGATATCAGACGGTCTAAGCCACGCATCATGGCGCGCTCGTGGGAGCCTTTGGTTATGCGCTGAACGATGATTTTGAGGGCGTCGTAGACCTGGTCGCCGTAGACGCCCACGACCGCGGCCTTGAACTTCGGGTTGGCCAGCAGCGAGTTCCACTGGCGCACCTTCTTCTCATAAGCAACGTAACGCGTGACCGCGTAGACGTGGTCATTGAAGGACATCAGGGAGCTTTGTTTGGCCAAGGGGCGGAGGTGCCGGACGCGCGAAATAGCCCAGTTGCCCATCGTAGACCGGGCGTGTATCTGGTCCGCGGCGTTCTCTATGGTCATCTCCTGGCCGGGCTTTTCAGCGTGGTGCAGCGCCTGGATGGGACTGTAGAAATTGTTGAAAGGCAAGTCCACGCCACGGACTTCGCGGAAGACCTTGTTCACCGCGGCGTACAACTCCCGGTAGAGTTGTAACTGGCCGAGAGCGAAGCGCTTGTCCCCGTCAGTAAGGGTCTTCGTCACCTCGGCTATCATCGCCGGCGTATATGCCAGCGCATCGGGGTGCGTGATGTTCTCCGCCAACGTGGGGTCCTGGAGTTCCATGTAGAACTTTATGGCCTCGTCGCGGGTATACACGAGCTGGACTTTCTGCTTTTTGGCGTTCATGTGCCAGCCGAGGTCGTTGGGGGCGAGGAGCTGGCGATGAAGTTTGCGCGTCGCGGACTCAGACAGCAGCCCGTATGCCTTCTTGGCCGTTTCGGTCAGGCGGTCATGCCACATCTGTTTCATCCCATCGAAATTCGTCTCTTCTTTCTGGGCAGACAGTGTCTTCTCTATCCAAGACTGCCCGCGTTTCTCCCCGGTGCGGAAGCCCAGAAGATGCCCTATTGAGTGGATAGACCCCAGGCCCTTCTCATAAAGACCGATGAGGGCACGAGGGACGCGGAGGCCCTTTACCCAAGAGCCGGACTCTACCCGCGCCTTCTCCCAACCCTCGGGCGGGACTATGTCGCCCAGCATCTTTGTTATTCCAGCGTCTTCCTCGGCCAAGCGGGCTTCGCGCTCTGCCATTTTCTGCTCAAGGAACGCCGCGCGTTTACCATCGAGCATCGAGGTCAGGTCGGCCACGAAGGCCGCGCCCTGGTCCGTAGACATCTGCCCGGCCCGGAAGCGGGCGGCCTGGAGGGCGTAATACGCCTTGGCGTGGGCCTGCGGAGAGTAGTCAGGATGACCGACGTCCGCGGCCTCAGTCAGCGCGGTTTCCGCGGCGTTGGTTTCGAGGTCCGCCTGGGTGCGCGTCATCTTATTCATCACGTTGACCGCAGTAACGATGGCCTGCGTGTCTGCGTCGCCAAACTTACCCGTCAGTTTGCCGTCAGTCTTCTTCACCTTGCCGGCCTTCAGCGCCGCGGCTAAAATCTGTTCGGACGCCTTAGCCCGCCGCTTCTCTTCGGCCACGAAGATGCGGTCGCGTATCTCGGGGTAGTTGGCTTCGAGCTGCTCTATCGTCTGGGTGTTGCGGAGGACAGAGGTAAACTTCGCCTTGTCCTCGGCCGGGATATTGGACCGTTTGACCAGTTCCTGAATGTAGGTCTGGACGCGCTGGACCTCGCGCTTCGCGTAAGCCTCTCCGTGTTTAAAGAAGGACTGTTTGGCCGCGGCGACCTTGTCCACCAGAGTCTGCTCCATCCGTATCAGTTCGGCGGCAGAGATAGTGGCGTCGGCGCCGGATTCAGCCAGGTGCAGCCCGAGGGCTGCTTCAGCCCCCGTCGGGGTCATAACGATTTCAGCGCCCATCTCTTCGTTACGGGAAATCTTGCTGGCCAGTTTGTTGATAGCCGCGTTCAGGGCGACGACGGGCTTGCCTTCTTCCAAGCGCGCGTCGCGCTCCTCTATCAAATCGGTGATTTCATTATTGAGCGCCTTCGTATCTTTCTCCAGAGTTCTGAGGACGAGGGACTGCTCGGAGTATTTGCGCTCGACGGCCTCCATGACGGTCTTGGACTCTTTCACGGGCACCATCGGCTCTACCTCAACCGAGGCGTCCATACCTTTACCAATGGTATTGAGAACGTCCATCTGGCCAGAAATCTTTATGACCTCGGCCTGCGTAGCGTCGTCAAGGTCTACGACAGGCTCCCCCTCGGTCAGCGCGACGTACTTTATCTTCAGCGCTTCGGCCTTGGCGTGGAGGGCGGCCTTGACGTCCTCGTTGCCCGCGTTCTTCTCGCCGAAGGCCTCGGCCTTCTCGGGATTCTTCAAAATTTCATTGAGCTTCGTGGCGTCGATTTCGGGGTTTATGACGCCCTCGATCTTGGCCACCGAAGCGGTCTTCGCGTCCAGTTCGCCGGCGCTTATGGCGGTCTTGACCGCGCGCACGTTGGCCTTGGTCTGGCGGGAGCCCGCGTAGTCCATAGCGACGCCTGGTAACTTTATGACCGCCATGCCCGCAGCGGCGCCGGCCGCGGTTTGGACGAGAGCATTCCAGATGTCCTCTTTGGAGTTCATCAGCTCAGGGCGCTTATCCACAATAGCCGCGAACTGATTGGTCATCTGGGTGACGGTCTCCTGGGCCACTTCGACGCCCACCTCGCCCCCGAGTTCCTTGGTGTAGTTCACCAACCAGTTGGCCATTATCTTCTTGACGGGCTCGGAGCCGAGGACGTTCTTCACGAACTGGCGCTTCAGCGGGGCAGTAAGAAAGCGCATACCCGTCAGTTCCAAAGCGCCGATTATGGCGCCGGCAGCCGGGGCGAACTCCCTTACGGTCTTTTCGGGGAAGCCTTTGGTGTACATATCCCCTGCGATGTTACCCCCCTCGACATCCATTGTGTACTTGAAAATCTTATAAGACGCTCCGGTGCTCATCATACCCGCCACCAGGGGGACGGCCACTGGGGCGGCCACGCCCGCGGTGCCCGCGATGGCCAGAGCGGCGCCGCCCAGGATCGCCGCACCGCCCGCGCTCTCCGCTGCCGCGCCCTTCATGAAAGGGAGTATACCGACGCCCGCGCCGGCCACCCAGCGGGCCTCCGCCACCAGGCGGCCGAAGGGGGCGTCCTTCCAGGCTATGTCGGGGCGCTCATTGGATAGCATCTTCTGGCGTTCGAGGTCGCCGTAGGCCGCGGCGTCCGCGAAGGACGTCTCGCCCCGGAGTGCCCTGGAGAAGACCTCGCCGCGGCGAACCGCGGCCTCGCCCGAAGCGTACTGCGCGGCCAGGTGCTCGGGGAAGCCCAGCTTGCCCTGTTTAAGGGAGAGCGCCACATCTTTGGGGACGGTCCAGTTGCCAAAGGAATTACGCCGGCCGGTGGACTCTAAAATGGTGTTGGCATCGGGGTTGGCTACTACGCCTATCTCGGTATTCTGGCCGTCCAAGGACTTGAGGAATATCCGCCGCGCGCCGCCCTCTTCGTCCCGCAGCCAATACTCGCCCTCGGTCTCCGCGGCCGCAGCGTTGTCCTTTATGACAGCCTCAGCCGCCTGCGGCGAGGGAGCCGGAGACGGAACAGGCGCCGGCGTCTCTTCTTCGGGGCGCACGAGCGCCAACCCGGCCGCGGAAGGCGGAGGATTGGGGTCATTGGGAAAAGTGCGCGGCTCTGTCATCTGCTCCTCGCGGGCGCCGGCGCCACACCGTATGCCAGGTTAAAAGCGTCTTCAGCCATCTTCTCGGCTTCTACCTCAGTGGGGGGCTTGCCGGCCTTCACCGCGGCGTTGTAGAGATCTACGAAGCGAAGAGTAGCGCGGTTGCGCTCCTGAACGGTAGCCGCCGGTTTCTCCTCCTCGAACTTTTCGTCGAGCCGGGTGTTCCCTATCTCTTTGGGGGTGTCGCCGTTCCACCAGGAGGTTGTGTTGTTACGCTCCTTGGAGACGGACTTCTCCATGCTCAAGTCTACCTCTTTGCGGAGGGTGTCAAAGGCGCCGGGGCTGATGTTCTTTTTCGAGTGTGCCAGGACCAGATTCTTCTTATATTCGAGGAGTTCGTCGAGCGACTTGGCCTTGATTTTGCCCTTCTTGTCTTTCCCAAAGAGTTTATTGCGCTCCGTTGTTATCTCCGCAGGGAGCTCGTCTTCAGGGAGCTGATCGGCCTTCATCTCCGAGCGCATCATGTCCTCGGTTATTTTAAGGACTTCGAGTTCCCGAGAGATGGGCTTTATCTGCTCGTCCCGTTGCGCCTGCGTGAGGTTAGGGTCGGCGTTTATGGCATCGATTTTAGCACCCCAGGCTTTCCGGCTGGACAGGATGGTGGGGACGTCCAGGGCGCCGTTGCTGTACGCTTCAGTCACCGCGGACCCGCGGCGCACCGCGTCTACATAGGTGGCGTTGAGCTTACGGCGCATCAGGCCCTTCATGGACGTGCGCGCGCCCTCGTTCAGTTCGGTGTAGTGCTGCGGGACATTGTCCTTGATGAGGCGAAGATTCTGGGCCTGATACTCCCCGGGGAACTCGTGGGAGAAGTTCTTGGCCCAGGCGTAGTAGGCGTCAGAGACTGCGCTCTGCATCTGGCTGTCAGCGTCCTTGCCGTAGGCGGCCACAAAATTGGTGTACTCCTTGGCCTTAAACTTCTCGGCCAGGACGGCCACACCCTCGGCGGACCGTAGGTCAATAGCCGCGCCGGCGAAGGACAGCCGGGCTTTGGCCAGATTGCCCTTCACCTGGGCGGTCTGGAGGCGACCGGTCATTTCGTAGGCCTGCCGGAGCCCGGACGACATCGTAGACTCTGCTTCCTTGGTGGCCTGGAGCTTCACCACGTCATTGATGTCCTTGCGGTCAGAGATAGCCACCGCCTGTTCGCGCATCAGCTCGGTGTACTTGGCCGGTATCTGGTCGGGATTATCAGCGTAGTCCTTTTCAAGCTGGGCCAAAGTCTTGAAATGGGTGTCCTCGAACTCCAGAGAAACGCGGCCGGCGTTTGAGGAGTCCACTATCTTCTGCTTCGCCTCAAGGGCCTCTGACAGGCGCCGGCGTTCGTTCTGCTCCTCCGCGGTCGCGGTGGCCAGCATCTCGCCGGACGCGTCTGCCACGGACCCTATCATGGCCGCCGCAGACGTGTCCATCGTGGTATTTACGACCGCGGAGGGACGGTCTCCTTGATTGATGCGGGGGATGATGGCCATTATTTGTAACTCCGTTCGTCAAATCCGGTTGAGTAGTCAAAATTCTCCACTGAGGTTTTCAGCTCCTTAGACGTCGGCCCCGCCAGTTTTTTGCCCTGCGAGGCGAAGACAGAGGCGGCCTTCGCAAATCCGCCCACGAGCGCCGCGCGCCCCTGGCCGCGAATCGCAGAAATCTTGCTCTTGGCTGAAAGGATATCAGCAGACGTCCTGGCGCGCATCGCGCTTATGTTTTCTGAGGAAACCCGTACCGTCTCATCGAGTATCTCCAGGGGGGACCCTTCGAGAGTAACTCCGGCCTTTAGATACGCGAGGCCCTGTTTCGCTTTAAATGCCTTGGTCTGTTCGGCGTACCGGGCAATATCCGCCTCGCTCTCAGCGCGCATGAGCGTCAACTGGGACCTCATTGAGTCCGCCTGGGCGTCCGCGGCGTTCATACCGAAGATGCCCTCCAGTACGCTGGCGCCGACGGTCACTCCAGCTAGAGTACCCGCGCTCATACAAGACCCCACATTACCATGTCCTCACCATGTGTTCCAAATTTTTTCATCACTCCCTCTCGCTCGAACCCGAGCCAACCGAGCCATCTGGCGTGAAAATCGTCATCTTTTGCCACCGCTTGTATTCTACGATATTTCCCTTTTAAAGTACACAGTTCTTTGCGAACGCACTTTGCGAAGGTTATGGGATACCGCATCTGGTCCTCGGACGCCAGCACGAACACCTCGCAGACCCCCGGCAGCGTGGGCACGGCGCCCATGACGGCCAGGACGGTCTTGCCGTCCGCAGACAAGATGGACGCAGCGTTCAGGCCCTCCAGCCGTTCGGGGACGCCCGGCAGGGCCGCTATCTCTTTAGCGTCAGCCTTGACGTTCATGCGCGCCAGGTGCTCGCGGCAGAAAAGGGATATACTCACTCGTCCCCCGTTTCATAGTGAACGTCTATGAACTGGACCACGCAGGGCAGAGGGAGTTTTTGGACGATAACGACATTCTTGTCACCACTGTCTGGCTTCCAGTTATCTGAATTATGCACAATCTTAACACCAGAGAACACCGGTGTGGGTCGATCAGAAACGAATTTATTGGAATTGTGGACTACCTTTTCCGTCCGGTATAGACTGGTGCCGAATTCGCAGCCTAGCGAGTTGAGAAAACGGAGGGCCATGCGCACGATGTTGCGCGGCTTATCCTGGGCCGGCCCGGAGGCCCCACCCATCTCGAGGTTATGGGTTATCAGCATCCCTTCATAGGGAAGACCGACATGGACCACAGCGCAGTTTCTTGACAGCGTTATGGCCCCATGGGCCACAGTCACGGTAGGATAATCATCTGTAGCCCCGTCGGAATACACAGCTCCGTCCGCAACTACGGCCACGCGTTGCCCCTCAAGATGCCAGAGGCCAGATATCTCGTCGGAGGCTATGTACAACTGGTCTAAAGAACGCCCCATCCCCTCACCATCGAAAACTGAAAGGACCGTTATCTGCACGAAAGAAGTGTTCACGAAATTAGATATCGTCCCCCGTCCGCGTCCGACCCCGGTATCGATACCGGGTTTAATCCAGATTTCTTTTCCGACATCGTCCGCCGAAAACACGCCATACTTGGGAGTAGCCCCATCCAACTCATATGCGTGAAGATTCCCGGTGGTCCCTACCGCGCCGGTAGTGGCCCCAATTATCCCGGTCGAGCCCGCAAATCTGTCACCCCCATTATACGTGGCCGCTGCATCCAGGTGTATGTACCTCTCCTGAAGACGATAAACCGCGTCCATGTACTTCTCTTCGTCAGCGGCCCCCGCCGACTCCGCAGAATAGAAGTCCTCCGGGTCGGGGTATACCACGTCGTCAGCCAGCACTTCGACTGCCCGGTGGGTTATCCCCTGGATGGTACGCTCGGTCACAATGTAGAGCTGGTCGCTGTCTCCCGGTCGGGGGAGGACTCCGACATCTAAAACTTTCGCGTCCGCACCCCCGATTTTATGCCGATGCCAACCTGCCACTCGCTCCCCTCCAGATAGGGTCATGCCCGCCAGTTGTCCATCGGCTCTAACCACCCAAAGGGTATCTGGGCGCCCGGTCTGTAACATCGCGCGTTTGAGTTCCGAATCCCCGATTTGATCCGCGTTCAGACAGGCATCAAAAGTAGTGACGTCATCCGCGTCGCTCGCGTAACCTACTCCCCGCAGCGTTTTCCCCCCACGCTGTATAAAATATGCTGTAGACCCGCTTAGCACGGGCATAGTGGCGGCACACCCAAATGCGTCAAGCTGCCTCACATTTACCGAGCTCGGCGTTATGGGCTCGTCGAGCCCGCCCCCAGATATCCTGAACGTGCCCCCGAAAGTGCCGATGAGGAGATACTTGGCTGACCCCCCCGCCCAGGCTATATAGTCGACAGTGCCATTGATGGGCGCCAGAGAGAAGAAACAAGCGTCATCCGCACTGGCGCCCCCAGTAAAAGTGTCAAAGCGCGGGGCCCCCGCGGAATCCGGTGCCATCGAGAGGAAAAGGGTGCGAGGGCGTAAATTCGTCCCGGCATGGACGAGCCTGTTTTCATAGAAAGTGAGGGCCAACGGATTGTCAGCCCCTATCGCCGCCTCCCCGCCACTCGTGTACGCCGTCCACGCGGAAGAGTCAATATGCGCCAGGGTGGTGACATCGAGTATATAGACCCGAGGAAGCCCCGCTGGAGTAGGCAGATACGATGTGAGTCGGTACGTTTTGGTGTTTATTTCTGTGGTCCCCACTACTCCAGAAAAAGTATAGTGCGCCCCCAGCTCCACAAAGGACCCGGCGGCTAAAGTGACAATAGTGCTGGTCCCCAAGGCTATTCCTACCACGGTAAGGGTATCCCCGGCGGTGAAAGGATCGGCTGTGCGGACGTAGGTGGCCAGGGTGAACACATCCGCGGTGTCTCGCGTCAATTTCCTTGGGGTATACCTGTAATGGTTGATGTACATCTCGTCCGCCGTCTGCGAAAACTGTATCCCCTCTAGGTCGTCCTCGATGTACGGGGAAGTGACCTCATAGACCTTTCGCACCGTACCGCCGGATACATAGGCCCCGTATCCCATGGTATTTATCGAGGCCCCAGTATTGGGGTCGAGTAATGGGAAAAAAGTAGCCCCGCCCACCCCCAGACGAAATACTCGTCCGTTCAATTCCTCCATGCCTACTACGTCCGTTATGACCACGTCATCCCCGGCAGCCAGGCCCGTTCCGCTGGTCACCGTAAGCACCCCTGGGATCGCTTGGGTGACGTCCGTCACCGTGGTCCTTTCTAGGGTCAGTAGCGCCCCATTCTTATACACCCGCATCTTGCCGGGCGTAAACTCCAGCATATACGCCTGAGAATCCCGGGATTGAAACGGGATGATGCGCGCAACCCCCGAACTCCGAGTCTCTGAAATATGCTTAAACCCCGGCCGGAACCGCGCGGGCCCCGAGACCTCTGCTATGAAATTGACGAGTTTGCGACAGGAGGATGTGTACGAAGCAATATCGAAACGCCCCCGGGACTTGGGGGACGTCTCGCCGCCCGCAAAATTCACCAGTGTCGCGTTGGCCATTATATCCTCGTGTTGTCGCTGGAATAGTAACCGAAGCGGCGAACAGCGCGTATGCGGCTGCGCTGTATGCGCCTCGGGGGCTTCTCTTGTCCGGCAACGGCCGACGCAGAGAGTTGGGCGTCTTCGAGGTCGCGCTTGAGGGCGGCCACCAAAGAGGGCTTCAGGGTGAATTTATACGCCATCGCGGCCGCGAGTTCCAGGGTTAAGACGTCGATGAACAGAGGGTCGTAGCTGGAAATCGTCTTAGCATCGTAGATATAGGTGATGTACACCGTGCTCCCGCCCTCGGCGTCGGTGAACAAATGCCCTTCACTGATGTCGAACAACGACGGGTCTGTGTCCCCTCCGATGGTTATATCTCCGAGGGCCAGCAGGCGGATAAAATCGTTGGGTAGCGCGTAGGCGTTGGCGTAGCCGAAGGCCGGCGTCTTAGTGACTGACTTGGTCAGGGTGGCGTACTTCTTGGCGAAATTGAATATATATTTGCGGAGGGCCTTGCGCCGCGTCTGGTCATAATGCCGGTTGCATATATTCTCGATCTCCGTGGTAGGGGTGTCTACCGATGCGATTTCCTGTTGGCCAATACGGTCAAGAGCGAGATTGCAGATATGGATAGACGACGTCGGATTCGACATGGATCTCCTTAAAACGCTTGAATCCCCCCGCCCCAGTGAAAGGGCGAGGGGTACTCAGTCAGGACTGAAATTAGCCCTGTATGAACAGACCGCGTATCGAGATGGTCCCCGCGGCGCCACCGGTGGTGGGAGCCGTGAAGGCCAGGTCGTAAGCGTTCTGCCGCGTGGCTTCGGTCAGGCCGAGGGAAGTGATTTCCCACAGCTTCTTGCCGATATCGTCTATCGGGAGCGCGGTCAGGCCGTCCAGCTCGGAGCCCATCGCCATGCCGGCGGTGTAGTCCGAGGCCGCGGCGAAGCAGTCCACATCGAGAACGTCACCGTTCTCTTTGTAGAGGCCCAGGGATATCGAGGACGTCCCGAGGGAAGCGTCCGCGTTTATCTTTATCTGGACCGGGATCATGTTCGCGCCAAGTCTCGCCACCTTGTAGATGGACGCGTCGGTGTCTGCAGCCGCTATCTCGAAGGTGCAGGCGAAGGCGAAGACCTGGCCGGGCATTATGTTGCCCGGGCTGGCCTTCTTGCCGGCCGCCACTAAACTGTTAACCCACTTGTTCTGTACCGCCATAGTTTTGTTCTCCTCCCCTAATCGGGGTCTGTCTGCTTATTATACCCCTATCCCCCTGCCCCGGTCAAGGGGTGGAGGATAGGGGCTACCCCCGATTAGTCGGTGGTGGTAACTTTCTGCACGAGGACGCCCTCGGTGCGGACGGCGCCCAGTTCGAAGACTATGGACACCTGGGTGGTCTCATGGAGGTCGGCGCGGTTGTCAATCTTGATCTCCATTTCCTTGGACATACCCACGCACATCCCGCCCTGCGCCATCGCAAAGCAGTTGCGGACGCTACCGGACACGGTCAGTATCGGGCGGGTGATGGCACCGGCGAACTTGACGAAGTTGATGCCGTTGGCCTTCTGTATCTCGCCGCCGTCTACGACGTACTGGCGGGAGTAGTCACCGGAGACCAGCTCGGTCTCTTTCATGAAGGCGGTGTGCTCGTCGCCAGTGATGCCCATGACTTTGGACACGGGCATTTCGTTGCCCACTTCGTTGTCGATGAAGTTCTGGTTGACTTCCAGGAGCGTCTCGTAGGTGAGGCCGGCGGTGGCGGTCACGGTCTTGCCGCCATCGGTGGCGAAGGCCACGGCGGTGCCCATGTCGCGGCCGGTGTACACGTCGGCGAACATCGCCTCGTACACTATGCGATCGAACACGCGCTCCATAGCGCGGGCGCAGGCCATCGCGTATTCGCTCTGGGGGTTGACCAGGGCGCCGCGGACGTCGGAAGCGTCGATGGGCAGCACGAGCGCGAAGCGGCGCCGGCTGATCTTGCGCCTCTTGTGCTCAATGTCGGAGAATACGACCGGCTGGTGCCTGCCGAAAATCTCGGAGGCCTCAGCCAGGCCGAGACCGTCGTAAGCGAACAGGTCGCCGCTCATCTGCTTTATCTGGACGTAGGGGCGCAGGCGCGCTTTGGTCTGCTGCGCGGCATTGTGCACCTGGTCTGAAAACTGCGTTATCAAAGAAACGTCGATTGTTTCACCGGCCATAATATTTTTCTCCTTGTCCCCGACTATCCGCCGGGAGACGCGAAACTGCTAACCGCAAATCACAACTTTTTTGGGTTTTGCGAGTGCAGTATCCGTCTCAACGCCAACGGGTGCCCTCTCCTTTTATCGCGGGGACGCGGAGAGAATTCTCTCTCATCACCAGGGGTACGCGCGAGGCGCGTCCGTATCTGGACTTCAAATCTCATTACCAGTATACACCACGCAGGGGGACTTGTCAACCCCCTGCGTGGTTTTTCCTTTTTACTTCTTTCCGACCTTGCTTATCTGGGTGTATATCCCGTTCACCTTGGCCACGGTCTTTTCGTGGTCAACGTGGAAAGCGTCCTTCCAGGCCGGTGAGTTCTGGAGCTCGCGGGCTTCCTTGCGGAGGGAATCCACGTCCGCCGGGGGCGTTCCGCCGCCGCTGCCGTCCAGGTTGTCCTCTTTTAGGTAGGTGGCGCGGACCTTCTCCATCACGCCAGCCAGGAGCACGAGGCTCTCGTTAGGCAGGCGGTTCAGGAAGGGGGCCATCTCCGGGGGTGTCAGCGCGGTCAGCAGTTCCTTGCTGCGCGCCAGCACTTTGGCGTTGTCCGTCCCGAAAGTCTTTTCGGACAGGGCCGCGAACTCGTCGTCGAGTTTTTTGGCCTCCGCAGTCTGGACCGAGGTCTTCTCCGCCACGAAGGCATCGAAGTCCTTGGCCAGCTTGGCCACCTGGGTCTTGGACAGGCCGGCATTGTGGAACATCGTCTTCACGGCCTTCTCGGTCTCAGGGTCCGGCGTCACGCCTTCCTTGGCCGGGAGTTCATACTCCTCGAACTTGGCCGGGCGCAGGGTGTTGTAGAACTTCTCCACCTCTTCCGGGGTGGCGGTCGCTTCCGGTATGCCGGTCTTCTTCCCTATCAGGGTCTGCGCGCCGTCCAGCTTCTTGAAGAGCGCCTTGTAGGCGTCAGGGCCCACGGGCAAGGTCTTCAGGTCATTGAGATACGCGCGGTCCTTGAACTCCTCGGGGATCAAGGTTTCCAGTACGGGTATGGGGGGTTTCTCGTCGGGCATTATTTTTTCTCCTCTGTTACTATCGGGTTCTCTATCTCGCGCCGCATTTCGGCGGACAGCAGCACACGAATCTCCAGGTACACGTTGCGCCTCTCGGCGTTCAGCGCGGTGGCCACCGGGTCTATCTGGCCGTCAGCGCGTATCACCCGGTCGGCCTTAGCGAAGCCACATTTGTCATGCAGCATCCTCAGAAACTTCATACCGGGTTCCGTCATAGCGACGGATTCTGCTATGGACGCTTCTTTTTTTAACTGCGTCTGTATCGCCGCGAGATACGCCGCCTTCTTCTCCGCTATATCCTTCTTCTGTTCCTCTGTCATTTTTTCCTCCTGACTACATGGGGGCCGCCCCGGAACCCCCGGCCGCTCCGAATGCCTGGACCGCGGAACCCACGTTCCGGGCCGCTTCCGTCTTAGCCTTCAAGGCTTCCAACTGCGCCATTTCTGCCTGCGCCTGCGCGCGGCCGGCACGAATCGCTTTTATCTCGGACTCAGTCCGCTCTATGGTTGACGGGGCGCCTGAATATGCTATCACATTCTTCAGCATATCGTCAAAGTCCACGCCGTCGAGAATCTGCTCGGCCCCTGGAGTTACGCCCATCTTCTGCACGAACTCCGCAGTGGTGAAAATACCCTGGAGCTTTTCGGACTGCATGAACCTCTTGGCCGGAGAGACGTACTCCACCTCGTAAACGTCCAGACCAGCCTCTATGGCGGCCTTTACCGCGGCGGGCACTATCTGGAGAGGCGTTCCGCGGATCTTGGCCCAGGCTTTATGAGCCATCGCCAGGAAGCCCGCGGCGTTCACCCCCAGCTTGCCCTTGCGGTACATTATGGAGAAGGTGCGGACGATGGTGGGCGAGAACACCTCGGCTATCTGCCGGGAGAACATACCCCCCAGCGAAGACCCGCGCATCCTGTCACGGACGGAGGTTTCGTATGCTGTCATTTGGGTTTCGTTATTGAAGTCCAGCAGGCGGTCCAGCGAGAACGCCTGAGCGATGCTCTCCTTGAACGCTTCCTTCAACTTCTCCGCGCTCTGGAGCTCGCCCACAGTGAACAAGGGGAAAACCGGCTTGTCCCCTGTGATACGCCCCGAGGAATTGAAGACATTCAGCGCGCCGGCGCTCGTGTCTATGGTCCCCCCACCCAGACGGCCATCGTCCAGAACGCCGAGGGGCGGGTCCAACTGCTTCTCGGTGGCCACTATGATGGCCTCGTCCAGGGCGTTGAGAGACGCCGCATCGGGCAGCGCCACCATAGCCGGAGATCTCCCCTGGGTCTCGCCCACGGTCTTTATGGCCCGGCCCACGGCCACAGGGAACTCCTCGTAGCCCTTCTCGCGCATAAGGTGCTTATGTTCGACGTCTATATGGAGGGTGCGGGTGGGCATGCCGAGTACGCCCGCACTCCCGCGCTCGCGCTTGGCCCGGGGCTCAAGAACCTTCAAGACCTCGACCTTATCCTCCAGTTTGCCCGCCTTATAGAGCTCCAGCACCTGAGGATGGATAGAATCGCCGGCATACTCCTCGACTATCTGGCGCACCGTCTTGGGGTCAGAATAGTAGATGGCGTCCACAAAACCCTGGGCGTTCTCGGAGATGCACATCCCCTTTACGTCCCAGGTCTCATAGACCACGGGGAGGTCCTCGTCCTCGCCCTCGAACGTCCCGAGGCCAGCGGTGCCGAACACCTGCATATCAATCTCGAACTCTTGGAGCGCAGTCAGGAAGCCGGCGCGCGGATTGTCCATAGCGCGCTGTATCTGGCGGGTGCAGAAGCGGAAATACTCATCCACGCCCGGAAGGCCTTTGAGCTCGTCCACAGGCTTAATGACGAAGGTACGGGAGCTGTCCGGCCAGAGCATCGAGGCGTAGACCGCCGCGGCCTGGAGCGCGGCCTGCTCGCCGGTGTTGTTGAAGGTGTTGTCGTAGAGGAACTCGCCCGGGGTGATGGTCGTGGTGAAGCTGCCTTTGCGGGTCAGGAACACCTCAGCCAGACGCTGATAGTGGCGGTTCCACGGGTCCTTGCGGGCTTTCATATCGGTCCAGCGGTGGAACACCTTTTCCAGACGGCCTTCAGGTTTTACGGTTTCATTTGCCATTTTAAATCTCCATTTTAAGGACCCCGGCGGGGACGCCAGAGGAAGGAACGCCCCGCCGAGGAGACGCGCTTGGGGCGCGCCCTTTTTCCTTAATTACCGAATAATGTACCTCTCCTGATGTTATCCTCCGCTACGTTCTTGAACCCCGTTCCGCCGGCCGCGCTCGAAGTGAAGGTGGAACGGAACGACACACCTGAACCGGAACTGAACCCTGCGCGCTGACCGGCGGTCTCCGCTTTCTTCTTGGCGGCCTCGGTTGCCGCGGACTCAGCGGCCAGTTCAGCTTCACGAGCCTTCGTCTGCTTCTTGACGTTCTCTTTGTCCTTGTTCGCTCGGCGCGCCTGGTCCTGACTTGAAACAGCGCCGTAAGTCGCCGCGGCTGCCAGTATGATGGTCTCTACGCCCATAAAATTATCTCCTTCTCGACTTCAGCGGCGACTTGCCCGCGTCCTTCTTCTTCCAACCGGCATCTGAACTTCCCGGGCCCCCGGTGTTCTGGCGCCTGACCGGATAGGCGAAGGTCAGCACAGCCGCATCCAGGATGTCGGTCGATTTGCCGTTGTGCAGCTTCTTTATCTCGGCCTTCGGCGCAATAAATCGTAGTCCATTTGAGGTGGACCTGTCAAGAGGAATTACAGCGAGGTCTGAATGGAATTCATCGTTGTCTGGTATTCGTACATTCCCTGCGTTCATCCAGTCGGCGAACGTGCATATCATTTCGGAGCGCTTGTTGAGGAACACGTCGTTCCGCATCGCCCCCTCGCCAAAGGACACGGCCTGAACGACGCGGCGGTAGCCGAGTTCGTGCATACGGTCTATCGTGCCATGCCCATACCCCACGTCCACAAAGCACATATCGACGCCGCGGGCGTTTATCTCCCGGATGCAGACACCGGCCACGGCCATGTCCATATTGGCCTGTTTCGGAACGGTGATGAAATCAGTTATGCGCCGGCCGCGACGGAACACTATTATGGTTCGGTCCCCGTCAGGCCCGTTGCCCGCGGAGTCCACACCCATAACAAGGGGGGCGGCCTCATCTTCGAGCTTGGACTTGCGCGCCGCCGTTATCGCCCCACCGTTGAACAGCCCCTCGCCAGACGCCTGAAAGGCCTCTATGGGATTGGCGGGGTATATCATACGGAACTTGCGAACGCCCTTCTCGAACCCTCCGCCGTCCGCGAACTCCAAAATCTTGTTGCGGCGCCAGAGGATCTTCAGACGACGCTCTTTGGGGCTATAGTCCCGCTGCCCGGTCTCAGCACAGGCCCCAAAGTTCTCGTCGGAATACTTCTGCTCTTCCTCTGTAAATTCAGAGTTGTCATCCACGAGCGACTGGTACTCGTCCATCCACCACCAGGGGACGAACACGAGGATATAGTTCCCTCGGCCGTGCAGGGCGTCCTGGCACATATTGTAGAAAAGGCCGACAGGGCCGTTGGCAGTGGACTCCAAAACGATTTCAGTCCCCGGCATATCCGGGATGGTCTGCATGGCACCGTCCTGAATGGCCGCGGCGTTGTCTGTGTAGGCGGCCTCAGACCAGTGAAAGAGCTGGTTCGTGCCGGAACGGCCTACGTCGTCGTTGCCCGCTGTGCCCACAGTGAACCGGGACTCCAGGTCGGAGAGCTTCATCTCTGTCCGGTTCGCAGCGCCCAGGACGGGCTGAAGAATGGGGTCGGTATGCTTTTGATACCGGGAAATCATCGAGAACAGGTGGCTGGTCGCTTGCCCCTGATGGGAGATGAGGAGGGCACTCATGCCCATCTGGCGCGACACCTTATGGTAGTTCCTCGCTGTCATATACAAGGAGCATCCCTCTTGGCGCCCCTTGAGTATCAGCGCGCGCACCATGCCCGTCTTAGCCCTCTGGGCTTCGAGCTTCTTGTGGATGAACCGCTGGGCCTGATTGAGTTTGAACTTTACGAGATGGCCCTTCTTGTCCAGGACAAGGATGGGCGCTTCTTCCATAAAGTAAGGGAGATCGGTGTCCAGGCGGTCATGAACGGCTTGGAGCTCTGGGGGGAGGGACATTACAGGAGCCCGTCCAATTCACCAAAGGGTTTCTCCTCGTTCGCTTCGCGGGCAATCTCGACGACCACGTCTATGGCCTCTTCGCCGCGGGCGCTCGCCGCCCTGGCGGCCTTTTCCTTAAGCACGTCGGCATAGGTCATGGTCATGCTCTTGGACTCTACGGACTGTTTGGGCTTGCCCAGTACGCGGTCGAGCATCATCGAGGTAGCCACAGGGTCCCCGCCGGCTGCGGACCTGGCGAGTTTCACTATCATGACCTCTGCATTCGTCATGCCCTCGAACTCTCTTTCCTGTTCGAGTTCGTGCTCCGCTTCCATTAGCGCCATCTCGCGCGCGTTCTTTTGAACCTCTGAAGCGTCCAAGGGCAGAGGGACGGTTAACTCGAAAGGAATTTCTTTAGGCTTGAAAGGAAGAGAAAGAGCCACCGCGGCCAGGTCCTCGATACCTTGTTTTGATATCGTAGGAACTGACGACGGCCTGGGGACCCCGTCGGGTCCCCAGACGATCATGCGCTTGTTGACCACACCCAAAGACCCCACGGCGGGCACTGATGGGTCTAGGCGCTTGTTGACCACGCCCAAAGCCCCCACGGAGGGGACGTTGGGCGTGGGCTCCTCGGGGGGCATTACTAGACGGGCTCCTCAGCGTTGAGGCGTTCGAGCTCCAGGTCTTCTGCGCGGTCCTTGACGCGAACAGCTTCGCGCTCGGCAAAGCCTTTGGGATTGACGGTGAAGTCCACCACAGCGGCGCGCAGGCCCTTGATGTCCCCGTCGTAGTTCTTGGGGTTGATGGGGGCCTTGACGTACTTGATGTGCGCCAGCAGTTCGGGCTCTCCCATATACGCGATGTTGTCGGACGGTGCGGCGTTGGCGCCCACGGTCTTGACATCCACGATCTCATGGGTCAGGAAGGTGGTATAGTCCGGGTACTTCATCTTCAGGCGCTTGTCCAGCAGCTTGTTCTTTATCACGGAGAGCGCGCCCTCAAGAGAGGGGAGGTTTACCGTAAGGGTATAGGACTTCTTCACCTTTTTACCAGGGGAGTCCTTGGCCGGCGCGAGGTAGAGACCCTCTACTGTCACGGCGTAAGCGGCCACGGGGCCCTTCTTAGCGGCCTCAGCGGCGGCGCGCTGCGCTGCGCTGGGCTTAGGTTTAGGTGCTACGACCAAGGGGTCGGTTTTGGCGTTGAGCTCTGCGGCAGCAAGCTCTTTCGCTTCTTGGGGGGTCGCGGCTTCGCCATTGAGTTCAGCCAGCAGATCGTCGTTTTCTTCTTTAAACATCGTTTCCTCCTGTCTATCGAATTTCCTGAATAGTATACCTATAGGCCGGCTCGGTGTCAAGGGAAAAAATAGCGTGGGGGACCCTAAAATTTTTTTGGAAAATTTTTGAGCCGGTGCGCAGGCGCTATAGTACCCTCCCCACAACAGGCGCGGCCGCGAAAAGGGGTATGCCCCCCTCTTGAAAGGGGGAGGGGGTGCGCCGCCGCAACGCTTAGCCATGGGCCGCGCATAGCCTGATAGCCTGATAGCCTGATAGCCTGATAGCCTGATAGCCTGATAGCCTGATAGCCTGATAGCCTGATAGCTGCCCGGCGCGGCCGCCGCAGGGCCTGGCCGGGCCGCCACGGGCGCGGGCGCGGCGGTCCGGTGCGATGCTATGGCGCGCCCCTGGGCGGGCATTTCGGCGTTTAGGCATTTAGGCGTTTAGGCGTTTTGCCCGACGTGGCGCACGACGGGCCAGCGGGCGCTTTTTAACGTTCTGTTACATTCAACTGTTACGGCCAGCGCGCGGCGCGGCGCGACGTAGAAAAATGTAACGGCGAATTCGGCGCAAAGTTCCGTAAATAGGGGGGTTTCTGTTACACCCATACCTATATATCTACCCTATTCTCTATTAACTTTAAGTATATATTTAATGTTACATACCTATAATAAGGCCTTTCCGCATAGGGTAACAGGCCTTTGTATCACATCTGTAACTTATCTACTTGTAACAGTCCGCTTTTATCCGTTACAAGCGCGCCCGCTAACCGCCCAACCGCGCCGCGCCGTCAAAACGTAACGCACCAGCCCCCGCCAGGGCTTGTAATGGGGATGTGATACAAATATGCGTTACTTTTTGCGCGCCGCGCTCCGGCCACTATTGACACGTTGTAACATTAAATATACAATACTTTTGCACCCCAAAATATACGGAGGATTATTATTATGAATACCCTAGAATCGGAGGCGTTAGACTATTATGAGTTAATCGGACTTTGCCGCGCGATGTCCCGCAACACGGCGCGCGCCTGGCTGGCGCGGACATGTAAGAAGTACCGCGCAGAGGCCGCAGAGATCCAGGGCACCGCACCGGCCCGCGCCGCCGCCCTTACCACCCGCGCGGCGTCGTTAGAGCGGCGCGCGGCGGCCCTTGGCGCGGTGTGCTCCCGCGCCGGCCGATGGGATGACAAGGAGATTGAGCGCCGGGCCCTGATCATATTCTACCCACCGGCGCCCGTCGTGATTCCCACCCCCGATAATGTCGACAAGTAGTATTTCTCCGTCGTGATTTTGTTTGTTTTACGTCGAGAGAAAACAACATAAAATAAGTGTTGACAAGTGTACTAATATCTGCTATACTCTTTATATAGGGGCGAAATGACGGCGCAGCGGTCCCCGGGGTTTAACGAAGCGCTGGACCAGTAGCCCCCAGGCGGTTGAGGGGTTGAGGGGTTGAGGGGGTAGCAGTATGACGATGACAATAGAAATTTTTAAGATAGTTAAATTGGGATTGATAAAGGATGGTAAATGCGGTGCCACAATCCCCCGCGCGGAAAGGATCAAACGCGCTTTACAGTGGACGAAGATACAGAATAATTAAGGGAGATAAATATTATGAGATATAAAATGCCCGATGGAACCACGATAGAGGCGCGCCGGGAGCCGTACCCATCCGGCGCGGTTAACCGGGAGTATTACCAGGTCCGGGACTTGGAAACCGGCGCTAAAATAATCCGGGGCCGGCTAAAAGGCACGGCGCGGCAGGCGATTGCCCAGGCGGTCCGCATGACCAAAAGACACGCCCGGGAGCAGCAGGTATCTATTCCTGATATGCTGGCTATGGCGCGCAGCAGATTCCGGGATAAAACGGCGCGGAATGCGCGCTTTGATGGTTCTATTTTGGAATTCGGGCGGATATTCGGCATTTCCTTGATATCTTTCCGTGAAACCCTAAGTTGGGAATTGGCTGGGGTTAAGGTCCTGGACATCGTGGCTTTTGATAGGTGGCTAAAAACCCCGGACGGTGAAAGTACTGCGGACTGTATCCGCGCCAAATTTGGTGCAGAAGCGGCGCACCTGGTAAAATCGCTGCTATGACGGGGCGCCTATTTTGCGGCGGGTTTTAAAATTAAAGAACGGAGGTCGACATTATGACAAACAGATCGAAGCATACGCCGGGGCCGTGGAGAATCGGGGACGCTGGGAGAACAGTTTTCGGCCCGCCCAATGGCCAGCCCGCCCCCGAAGTGGTAGCAACGGGGAGGAACAGCGTGAATATACGGCTTTGCGCCGCCGCCCCCGAACTGCTGGCCGCGCTGGAACAGGGCGAAGATATCATAAGCGGCTTAGAGGCCGAAGCGGATAATGCCGGAATAGACTTAACCGAAGTCCGGGCATGGTGGCGCGACGTGGCCGGGGCCGCCATAGCGAAAGCAAAGGGAGAATAAAACCATGAAATCCAAAACGGAGTATTTAACGAGTCTTTCATATCTATCAAACCGCCTAACCTTTGATTACTACATGGTGCGCGAGAAGATAGAGCCGGGTCCGCTGGAAAGGTTTTACAGGGAAAAACCGCTAGGCTGGATTCGCACAACGAGCAACGGGCGGCGCGGTCCCGGCTACATGGTGGTACGGAGATACGGGGAAAAAACAACAAAGCCTATACCGCCATTTTGCGACGGAGGGCAGGGAAAAATAGATACTTTTTTCTTGGGTAAAAAATAAACCACCCCCAACGGGGCCGACAGTAAACTAATGGAGGTTACATTATGACTAAAAACCAAAAAGCGGAAATGTATAAACAGATTGAAAAACACGGGCGCGACCTGCTGGCATTGTTCCCCAATGCCACTATAAAAGAGCCGGTAAAGTTGTGTAAGGCTTTGCGGCGGCTGGAAGTGAAAGCGCATAAAGCGGCGGAAAACTGGTGCAACGGGGTAGACACTGGGGCGGATGGGAATAAGCAGTATCACGCCGGGCTAATGCTTATGGCAAAAGCCGCCGATATACTCGGCATGAGCGCGGCCCCGGCTTGCGGCCTCGTGTTCAAATTCAACGGGGACGCTAGGGGCTACGCGCTTAAACTTACCAACGGCGGTAATTATGAGGGCCAACCCGTACAAGTGGAAATATACAAAGATTGGGGCGGCTATGGCATAATCGCGCCGGACTTTTCACCCGTGGAAAAGCAGTAAACCAAGACCGAGCAAAAAGGGGAATATTATGATAATTTCAAAATTCAGGACCTTCACGCGCAATTGGTGGATAAACAACGCCGCATACCCTAACGGATTAGAGCCAAGCGGAACCTGCCGCCGGACTTTTCGCGGGGCGTTTACCAAAGAGAGCGACGCTAGGGAATTTTGCCGCCAGTGGAACACCACCCACAACCCCGGCAGACTCTCCAATAAATGCGAGTATGAGGAAATCAAAAAGCGGGGAAAGTATAACGCATTTCTGGGGCGGGAAATATAATGCGCCGTATCCCCTTCTACCATCACGGCGTTATAATCGGCTGGCGGCTTTACACTTCGGGCGGGCTGTTTGGGGCCGTCCTTGTCGGGATAGAATATAAAAAGAGGTAAAATTAGTATGAAAAAAATAAATCTGTATGTAAACGGAAAATACATTTGCTCAACAATGCAATCCAAGACTTGCCGAGAGGCGGTACCGCGGTTCAAAATGGAGCCGCGATATGCGGGCATGACTGGCCCTAATAAATTGGGCATGGTGGCGTATATGGTCCACGGCTCCGACAGCGTAACTGCGAGGTATGCAATATGACCACTTGCGACAACGACCACGAACCGATAACCTTTGAAGGCCAATTCCGCGCACTTTGTCCATTGTGCGCTATGCGGGAGAAGATGGCGGAAGCCGAAAGAGAGGCCGAAAGGATCACGGACTTTAACCAGGAGGAGCACGACAGGCACGTCACGCGCCTTGCAGATACGCTGGCGGGGGAACGCGAAGCGCGCGAAAAGGCGGAGGAATCCGCCCAGGAAGCGGAGGACTTGGCGGAAGCCCGCGACGAAGAAAAGGCCGAGCTACTGGCCGAGATCGAGACTTTGAAATCCAAAATCGAAAATCAGAAAGGAGAAAACTAAAATGGAAAGACTACTACACGGAGAAAAGCGCGTATCTGCCGGGGAAATGCGTAAGCGCCGTAAATGGCCGAGGGACAAGCGCCGCCTAGCTATCGCTGAAGGACTTTTGCGGGACCTGGTGGTCGTTGTAGGCGGGGAGATAGATAATGGGAATCTCGAAGATGCACATGGGGGATTCGCCCTAGAACTCATAGCCGGGAGGATCAGGGGTATAGCGCGGTACTTCGGCCAAACGGCCCGGAAGCGAAAAAAATCGGGAATCAAAAAGGACGGTAAATAAAATGCAAACACAAGCCTTAGAGGACTTTATCGAACTGATAAAAGGACTTACCGCGCAGCAGCGCCTGGAGGCATACATAGGCGCCGCCATGATACGCGAGGGCGAGACGGGCGCGTCCGTGGCCAAAAGGCACCGGATAACGCGGTACTACGTCACCGCGAGTATCACAGGCAAGCGCCCCATGCGCTCCCGCGTCCAGAAAGCATTGGAGGCCGATCTCGAAATCGACCTCCGGTCTTTCCTTATAGATATAGAGGGGTAAAACTAAAATGGAAATCACAAAATCGCAGTTAGAAAAACTTGGAGCATGTTCCGGCGGGATAGAATGGCTCGATACTCAAAAAGACCATTCTCTCGGCGCTTTGGTGAAAGCGGCTATCTCGGAAAAGACTTTCACCACGTCGAAGGGCGAAAAGGAGGATACAATGCGCTTTGCAAATTGGGGGATCGTGCGCCTGATGGGCAAAACCCAAAAGGGGAAATACGCCATTTTCGCCGCGCGTTCGGTGCTCAAAATCTTCGAGGATAGATACCCCGAAGATAAGAGGCCTAGAAAAGCCATAGAGGCCGCGGAGAAATGGCTGGCAGAACCTACAGAGGAAAACCGAAGAGCCGCCGCCAACGCCGCCAACGCCGCCTACGCCGCCGCCAACGCCGCCGACGCCGCCGCCGCCTACGCCGCCGCCTACGCCGCCGCCGACGCCCGCGCCGCCGCCGCCTACGCCGCCGCCGCCGCCGCCTCCGCCGCCTACGCCGCCGCCGCCGCCGCCGCCTCCGCCGCCGCCTCCGCCGCCTACGCCGTCTACGCCGCCTC